TTATTATAGTTAATGACTACCCTCTACAAAAGTTAGTGTACGATCATCCAGAAATAAAGATTTATAACATGGATGAAACATTTCCTACCATAGGAGATAAAGAGAACTATGCTATAGAACTATGTTCTGGAGAACTTATTGCTGTATGGGATGATGATGATGTAGCTTTGTCTAATCACCTATCTAATATAGCTAAATATTGGAGACCAGACGCTAATCTTTTACACTGGCAAAATGGTGTATTCTATAATGAACCTAACATAACTAAACTAATGGCTCTTGGTAACTCAGGTATTGTATATAGCAAAAGAGCTTGGGAAGAAATTGGTAAGAGTCCAATAGAAAACGCTGGTGGAGATATGACATTAGTTGTAGCTCTACATAACTTAGGAAGAGATAAAGTGGTATTAGCTTCTCCTCCTAATGAAGAGTGTTCTTGGTTTTATATGTGGGGTGGTAGAGGATACCATCAATCAGGTATGGGAACAGACACTGCAGAAAGACCTAATGTAATAAAAAGACATAGTGATTACGTAGAAAACTTAAGACAAAAAGGACAGATCCCTATAGGAGATGTTCCTCTTATGCCTGCATGGCACAAAGATTATTCACAAATGTTAAAAGACTATAACAATGCAAATAAATAGTATATCAATAGATTCAACTAAGTCTATTACAGAACTGTGTCTTCTTGGTGTGAAATATCCAACAGATAAATCTCCATATAACACTGATCCTAATTTACACAAACATGCATACACATCTATATATAACTTATTGTTCTCTAACATTAGATATAACAATTTACGTGTAGGAGAACTAGGTATATTAGAGAATCATTCAATGCTTTCTTGGAGAGAATTCTTTCCTAATGCTACATTGTATGGATTTGAATGGTTTGATGGTAGATTAGATAAAGCAATTGGTGATAACATACCAAATTGTATATACAGTAAGATGAATGTTACTGATTCAAAATCAATTGAGGAAGGATTAACTGACGCAGGAAGTAACTTTGATATACTAATGGATGATTCAACACATGTGTTTGAAGATCAAATTAAGTTTATCAATGTAGCCTACAAACATTTAAAACCTGGAGGATTTTTAATTATAGAAGATATATTTATTGATGCTAACGAAGAAGATTATGCAAACCAGATAAATCATCTGTCAAGTTATTTCTCTTCAGCTACATTTATATTTGCCAATCATGATCTGAAACATTCTCCTAATTGGAATAATGATAAACTACTTGTATTACATAGAAACGACAAACCATGTTTATAAATATAATCACACCCTGCATAAGACCAGAAAACCTAGAGAAGATATCTAAAAGCATTAATATTCCTAGAAATCAATATAGATGGATAGTGGTATTTGATCTCTTAGATAAGCCAGAAAACATTCCTGATAACTGTGAATGGTATAATATCAAAGATGCTGATAGTACATCTGGTAATGCACAAAGAAACTTTGCTCTTAATTTAGTTACACACGGACATATATATTTCAACGATGATGATACTATTATGCAACCTGAACTATGGGATGAAATAAAAAATGAAGACTTGCAAGATTTTATATCTTTTAAACAAGCTAATAAAGATGGAAGTATCAGGTTAGAAGGAGTTAATATATCTGTAGGAACTATAGATAGTCATAACTTTATTACATCTGTAGAATGTGTAGGAGATACACGATGGGTGTTAGATAGATATGATGCTGATGGTGTATTTGCACGTGAATGCTTTGAGAAAGCAAAAACTATACTACATATATCAAAGATACTTTCTGTATATAACACTCTTAGATAAAAACAAAAAAAGCCTCCAATTAGGAGGCTTTATTATTTTGATAATGATTTCTTTTTCATTGGTTGTTGAGCTGAGGTTCTTCTCACCTTATCATCCATAGCTTTATTCTGAGAGAAGGGTTTATCTTTCTTAGGAATAGGCACCTTAGGAGCCATTCTTGGAGCTCCACTCTTCTTAGCTTTACCAAATGTGATTTTACTTGCAGCCATATTTACATTTCTTCATAGATCCACCAGATTTCATTTTTCCACCATTTTTCAATTCACTCACTCTAGGAGCTCCTTGTAAAAATCCTTGTAATGATCTACGAGTTTTAGTAGATTTAGTTATTCCACCAGGTCTTGTTCTAGTTACTGTTTTTGTAACATAATTACCATCTGTAGAACGTTCTTTTGTCTTTGTTTTTTTCATAGGTCCTGTTCTTTCAAGCAATCCTGGTTCTCCAGTATAACCATTTTGTGCTTTCTTAATAGATGCTCCTTTCTTAGCTATAACACCACGTCCTTTAAGAACATCAGCTTTAGTTATCTTTCCATCTTTATTAAGATCAGGAAATGATTTACCATTTTTAGCTTTAGTAACTTTTCCACCATTCTTTTTTTCTCCTAGTTTTTTATATTTATATTCACCTCCAAGAGCTCTTTTGCCTCTAGAGTAAAGTCCAACTGTAGCAAGATTAAGAGCATCTTCGCCAGCATTTTTAACATCTCTTAATGTTATGTTTCCAATTCTCTCAGAAACACTTTTAGGTTTTTTATTTTCCACTTTAACTACAGGTTTTTTAGCTTTATTAGCTTTATTAACTTGATTAGCAGTTGTATATGGGTTAGACTCATAACCATCTTTAGCTTTTTTTATTGTTGCCATAATATATTATTGTTTAGTTGTTAGCATTTCCACTTGCGAAGTGATTTATTGATTCTTGATTGAGGATCTTTTGCTGTTTTAACACTTGTAAGCTTCTTCTTCATCCCAGACATTCTAGCACAGAATGATTTCTTTCTAGGACCACCTTTTGGTTGAGGAGCTTTAAGTCCAGGTTTACCAGGATTAGCTTTATTGTAAGAAGCTCTTCCTTTAGCATTAAGACCACCAGAAGGATTCTTTCCTTCTTTTCTTTGCCATGCTGGTGTTGCCATTATTTCTTAGTTTTAGCTTTTATTTTCTTCTCTTGAACTAACATTTGTTTAGTAGGTTTCTTTCCAGAACCTTTATTCTTCCTAATATTATCCCATAATCCACGTTTAGATGTAGAACCATCAGCACGTTTGAGCATTGCACCAGATTTAGCTTTCTTAATAGGTCCACCATTTTTTCTTTTGGCTTCCTTTTCTAATCTTTTTTTTCTTGCTTTTGGTGATGGTGCACATCCTTCATCATCTTTACCAATAGTTCTCATCCCTTCGAGTGGAGCATTTTCACCTTGTTGACCTTTAACTAATTCTTTTTGCCAATCTTCATAAGTTTTATTAATATTCTTAGAATCAGAATTTTTCCAATTTGCATATTTTTTTTGTTGACTTGCTTCAAAAGGAGCAAGCCTTACAGTATTTTTAACTTTTTGATCAGCTCTTTTCTGCATATACGGAGATAAAGGCACTGTAGGTTGTTCAGTAGTTTGTGCTGTTGTAGTAACTCCATTTTCTGCTTTTTTAATTCTACCACCAGCTTTTAATGTACTTCCTTTAAACTTACCAGTCTTCTTAATTAAAGGACCATTAGGAACTTTTGTTATCTTACCACCTTTACGTAATACACCAGGGCCTACATAAGCTGTAGCGTTCTGAGGATTTAACTTAGACATTATTTCTTCTTATTAGATTTAGCAATCTTCTTAAATGTTTTAGCAAGAGCTTTAGCCTTGCCTGTACAACCAGGTTTAGTGATTGGTGTACATTTACCAGCAGTACCTCTACGTTTTATAGAAGCTGTAGCTTTCTGGATCCATTTACCATCTTTAGCTTTTACAACTCCACCATTTTTATTTCTAGGTCTATTTTCCAATAACCTTAACTTTCTTTCTTCATTCTTTTTCTGTTGCTGCTGTTGAGCTTTTAATGCAAGATCTTTTATACTTTTTTCTAAATTAGTTTTTGTATTAGACTCATAAGTAGAATCTTTCTTTTTTTGATTTTCTTTAGACTGATTAATAATAAGTTCTCTGCTCTTAGGATCAAGAGTAGTTTTTGTGGTAGTAGTACCATTGACTGCTTTCTTAATAGCTCTCATGACTTATTTCTTTTTTGAAACTTTACCACCAGTTTTATATTGAACATTAACACCAGCGTTTATACTTTTAGTTTGTTTATCCATAAGTCTATCATAAAGCTTACCTGATCTTTTAGTATTACCAGCAGTTCTAGCTTCTGTATATTTATCATACACTCTTTTTTCTCGTCTAGCTAATCTGTTTTGTTTTGGTGTGTAAACACCATCTTCTGCTTTTTTAATTGAACCACCAGCTTTCATTTTTCCAAGTGTACGTATTTGAACTTCACTGTATGCACCTTTTCCACCTTTACCTGGTTTATCAACCATAGGTGCTTTTGTTTTTTTGTAGTTTACTCCAGCAGAAAGATTTTTACCTGCCTTTGCTTTTTTCATTGTTGCCATAGCGTTTAAATGTTATATTGGGTTTAACAATAATATCTTTGTGAGTGTATTGCCACATCTCACCTGTGTTATTAATAATAATTGTATAGATGGTGTCTGTTTCATGACCATAATCAGTCACAAAAAGTATTACCCCCTCTCCCTTTGGTGTTATAACATCTATTCTGTTCTTTGGTTCGTATATTCTCATAGAGAAGTGCTTTTGTTTGAAAACAGCTGTTCTTCGTCACCCAACAGCTATGTTGTTATTCTGCTATAACATCAACAGCTTCTATCACTGTTCCAGCTTCTACAGCTTTAGCCATTGCTGCTTCAATTGCAGAATTAGCTTGTTGTGCTAATAAGATTTTAGCTGCTTCCTCTGTATTAAGAATTGCTCTTAATGTGTTTAGAATTAAGCCAAAATCACGTCCTGATAGTTCAAATGTGTCTTCAGGTCCCCATGTATATCTTTTTGAAGGATCATACTGTGTCATAATTGTTTGGTTTTTAAAAATTAACAGTAAAAATATATAATGTTTTTGACATATGCAAATTTAATACACTTTAGTTAGTGTAAAGTTTCTTGTAACTATTGAATTACCAGTAGAAGCTGGATCCCATTCTGCAGTGATTACAAGTGTATTATTTACTGTGGTATCAAATGTAGTGTTATTAATTGTACTTAATACATATCCTTCAAATTGAGTTCCACCATTTCTGATATAAGAGAACAATCCTCCTGATGATATTGATGCAACTGTTGGTGCACCTAGAGTTCTAATTGTAAAATACAAATTTATTAACCAAGGTTGATTAGTTGCAGCAGACATATCAATTATTGCAGTATCAGCAAGAAGTACACCTGCCAATGTTCTAACACGAATATGTAAAGTTGCTGAACTTCCACAAGATAATATACCATCTAACGCACAAGTAAAACTATCTCCAATAGAAAACCCATTTGCAGGAACTGTTAATGTGCCTACACCTGGTCCTACTATTGTTGTTTCTACTGCTGTATTTACTACAGGTGTACTATCAGCAGTTTGAGCAAATAATCCAGTAAGTCCTGTAGGACCAGGTATTCCTTGAGGTCCTTGAACACCCTGAATACCTTGTGGACCCTGATCACCAGGAGGTCCTTTTATATCTCCAGCATCAAACCATACAGATCCATTCCATGACCAAAGACTACCATCATCAAGTGTAATCCACGCATCACCAATGTTAACTCCAGGACTTCCTCCAGCACCAGCTAAGAAAGCTGCATAATCAGGATATGACCCAAGAATAGTTACAGAGTTACCTGCAGTTCCTTGAGGACCTGTTAGTCCTTGTATCCCTTGTTCACCCTGTACTCCTTGAGGACCTTGTGGACCAGGAACACCTGGACCAGCAATACTTTCTATCAATTGATCTAAATTCAACCAACCTTTGTAACCTGTACAAGGTTTACATAACTTCTCCCAAAAACCTGCTTTTATGAATGTTGCCATTTTTTAATTATTTAATGTTATGTCAAATGTAATTACACTTGATGTTTTTATTGATTTACTTATGTCAAGTCTAATGTGAAACATGTTACAGAATTTTAATATTTCTTCTATAAGCATGTTGTTATACATAGGAAGACTAGGAGCTATTCTAAATCTATAGCTATCTGAGAGTTTTGTTATCTCAAGGCTACATAGTTCATCAACAGAAGAGATAACACCTTCCATGTGTGCAAGGAATGTTTCATCATTATCTTGCATCACTTTTGGAAAATGTTTTCTGTTTATCTCCATTATGACAATGTTAATAGGTATTTGGTTTTAGCTGCTTCTCCACTTAGAGAATCTGCTAAGTTGCATACATCGTGAAAGCTATTCTTCTCTCCATATGCTTTTAATTGAGAAGCAAAGTTCATAAGATCAGAAACAACAGATGTAGCATTAGCTGCTCCAAGAGGTTCTATTTTATAAGCTCCAGGTCTTTTACCTGTATATCCCATAATCTTTTCAACCAATCCATCTTTGAAATCATGTACATAATCGTACAATCCTCCAAGGGCTTGATGTTCTGCATAAGAGCTTGTCTGCCAGTGCAACAAATGTAGTTGCTCATGAAAATAAGAAAGTTTAGCAGCAATACTCTCTAATGAGAGCTCGCTACTAGGTCCTTTACTCATCATATCTTCTGGGAATAATGATTTTAGTGCCATAATTTAAATATTAAGGTGCAGGTGTAGTTGTTGTTGTTGTGGTTGGAGCCACAGTGGTAGAGGTAGTAGTGGTTGTATAGTTACAACACTCTTTAGCATCTATTTCTACATAGTTACCCACCTTCGGTTTAAATGCTTGTACAATTAAACTACTAGGTACAATACGTCCTGATCCATCAAAACGTACAAAAGCTTTAAGCTTGTTATTATTATTACTTCTTGCCATGATGATTAAGGTGCTGGAGTTGTTGTGGTTGTTGTCGTTGGTGCTACAGTAGTTGTGGTAGTGGTAGTAATAAAACAGCATTCGTATGCTTGTATTTCTTTCCACTTACCCACCTTTGGCTTATTTTTTCTGAGGATTAAGCTTCCTGCAACTATTCTGCCAGATCCATCGAATCTAACAAAAGCCTTTAAAGGTCTTGAATTAATGCTTCCCATTGTTTAAAATTTAGGGTTAATAGTTTAGGTGATATTTGTTTTTTATTTGGTTCAGTTTTTCTGCGTAGAACCACGTGCAATATTTTTGTGATTTTTCATTATTAAGAATGACATCTAAATGTGCATCTTTTGTAGGATCAGATCCCATATGATATTTTCCTTTATAGAAACAAGGGTAACCATTCATTTCTGTTCCCGTTATTCCTGCATTGTGAAGAATAGGATAGGTGTCTATTTTTATAATTGGATCTGTAGCCCATGCGAAATCTAATTCTTTAGCCACTCTACTTTCTTTTTTAAAGAACCAAAGATTAAATTGTACTGCCCAAAGATCTGCACACCATGATTGAATACCACTGTTCTCATCTTTAAAGAACTCTCTATTCATTTGTTGCAAATACATTCTTATTTTAAGAACATCTTCTTCAACCTTTTTCCAGAAAACTCCATCTATATTCTTTAATATATATTGTACTCCTCCTGTGTTAGTATTGTTGTCTATAACAACTTGTTTGTCTATTCCAACTATATCACACACTCCTTTTAAGAAATCTATGGATCTTGCTTCTTCTAATTTTTCTGGAAGTACATCTTTATACTTACTTTCAAAATATGAATGATTCAAATAAGAATTAGCATCACTTACATAGTTTACATCATCTTCTAATAAATGATTTATGTTTAATGATTTCAACCAAAGAATATCACAATCTGTATATATGATTGTTCTATCTTGTAATTCTGGAAAAGCTTCAAAATGTTGTTTAAGAATGTGTGGTCTTAATATAGGAATGTATGTTCCTAAATATTGTTGAATTCCTTTATCTTGATATACAAATATGTTTACGTTTGGATAAAATTCTTTTAACTTATCCCAGTTAGCATTATCAGGTCTTCCTATAGGATTGTATAAAAGAATATGTATTTGCTCTTCTTCAAATCCTTGCTCTAGACAAGATTCTATGTACATTTGATTTTGCCATACAAAATATGTATCAGTTGGCTGACATGTAATTAAAATTGGTTTCATTATGTAGTTTGGTTTTAATTTATTTTTTAAGGAGCTATGGTAGTGGTAGTTGTTGTGGTAGTAGGACAAGGTCCAGTGCACATTTGACTAATTGTTCTATCAAGCTGTTTTGATATTTCCCATAAAAGATTGGACTGTTGAGACCAACCTATTTCTTTGTTAGGTATTGCCATTGTTTCTTTTATGTTTATTAGTTATATACTCTGATTTCAAATGCAGTACCCACTAATCCATTATCATGACTATTTGACCCTATTCCAACTGTAAGAATATCAATTGTTGCTGTATCAAGCCATTGAGTTCTTACACAGTTATTATACAATAGGTTTTTTTCATAAAAATTATAAGGAGTGCTATATGTTTTATCTTGTATAAATAAATCAATTGATGCACATGGATATACTCCAGGTGTTTTATAAGTAAACCAAATATTCCCAATAGTATTCTCTAACACTGTTACTACTGGAGCTCCTGTGTTGTATATAAGAGTAGTTTCACTACCTAATTCACCCCAACTATTTGGAATTGTTCCAGTTGCAACAAAATAAGTTCCTACGTTATTATTAGGGGCTCCTACATTAGAGAAGTCTGCGCCACTATTTTCAAATACTTCATCAATAAAATATGTAACACCTATTGTTAATGTACCTATATTTATACTTAAAGGATCATCACTACCACCCTGTGTTAATAAAGCTGTATACACTTTATATTTAGGCTTAAGCCCAAACATAATTGATGTTAATCTATTAAGCTGTTTTAATATTTGATATAGGAGATTAGATTCTGTGCCCCAACCTATTTGTCTAGAAATTATTGCCATTATTTTTAAATTTTATTTATTATACAAAAATATATTATTATTAACAAAAAACATTATTTTTCGTTAAATTATTATAACAGAATTAGTTAGTGGGTATTAACTGAAAATGTTACAAAATGTCACCACTACCAATCCAGCCAACACAGCTCTTACAACGTCTAAGTAATCTATCTTACTTTTGTTATACATTTGCCATCCCCATTCCCACATAGTTCCAATAATACCTATTACAAGCACTGTTAAAAATATTTGTGCTGGTATTACCACACCATCAAATGTTTGAAATAACACCCATCCTAATGCAGCACCTATTAATATATGTAATGCATTTCTAAATTGTTCTTTTTTCATAATTGTTTTATTGATTTAATACAGTGATCTTTATCTAGAAAATCCAGTATATCACATATTGCGATACCAGATTTAGTTAATGTATTCATTACTTTATTCTTTCCTAATGCTGAAGATATAGTTTCTCTTTCATCTCCAAACTTGTATCCATTCTTCTGTAACGTTGTGTTTAACAATGTTCTGAAATTTCTATTACCAAATCTATCAATGTCTATAGCAGTCTCTAAAAAATAACCTGATAGATTTCCTCCTTTAAATATAACCAAAATTATATTGATTAATGACAGAGGTAGAAATACAATTATTGCTACTAAAAATAATAAAAAATTCATTAATAGTTTATTTCAATATAGTTTGTAAGTTGAGTTATCAATCTATCATATAGAACAGTTCCCACAGCTACTTCTCCTATTATTATTAACTTTTGTTTTGCGCTTATCCATTGACCAGCTAGCACTTCATTTCTTACTGGTGTTAATAGATTTTCAATATATGTATGTGTAGCATCGTCAATAGTTCCTGCTAACTTAGCAAGTCTAAATTCAGCACTTATCTTAGCATATGCCTTTACACCATCTTCTGTTCTTTGAATATATCTTTGTGTTTCTACTGATATTAAAGATTCTTCAATTTCTTCTTGTGTAGCACTTTCATAAAATACTTGGTCTATAGGATTATATCTGGGATTTGTATAATTACCTAAGTATAAAAGTTCAGTACTGTTTATTGGTGGAGCATCTGTGTTTGCAGTCCAAAATCTTCCTTCACTATCATATATAGTATATATTTTCATTATTTATAATATGTTAATGATATTGTTTTTTGTTGTAAACTACCAGTTGCAGATGTTGTTATTGTGGATATTAAATAATATACATTAGATAATGTAAGACTTATTGATAACTCAGCAGTTATTGTATTGTATATTGTATTGTCTGTAGTTGAAGATATTGTTCCTGGATAACCAGTTAGAATACCACCACTGTCTATACTAAATTCTCTTGAAAATAATCCTGGAGATACATTTAAACCTCCATTATATAAACCTATCTGTGTTGCATTAGCTGGACTTATATCATTACTGACAGAAGAAATATAGAATTTAATATTTCCTGTATTACCTACAACAGGTCTTCTGAATCTTGAATTAAATTTTAATATAGAGTTTATTTTTATAGAATTAGCTGGTATAGTATTATTACTCATTATCTGTTCAGTTGTTGTACCAATGACACTTGTGTATGTAGTTACATTTGTAAAAATAGATATTAAGTCTTGTTTTAAATCAACTGTAGTCTTAACTAAGTTATTAGTTGGATACTTGGTAGTTGAATTATCTAATAATGTGTTCTCTTTGTTTGCCACATTCTCTGGTGTATATCCCAGAAGAGGTTGATATGTTAAAGCTGCAGAAGCTATAGTTAAATAAGGTGCTAATGCTGTAGATGTTAAATAACCAGCAGGATTAGTTAAAAGAGGGTAATAAACAAGATCATATGTTGTTTGTCCATTAGCCCATATAACAGATGGATTGGGATAGGTTCCTGATAAATCACCACCTGCAGGACCTGTTGGAGATCCTCCTCCTCCTGTAGCAACTTCTTTCACCTTACCATACTTATCTATTACGACAACTTTGGCAGAGTTAGCTGAGATGTTTCCATTCTTATCTATGAACTCATACATTATGTTTCTTGTGTTGCTCTAACGTAATAGGTTGTTCCTGGTACATCAGATATAAGTTGTAGGTAATCACCTTTGAAAAGAATATATGATTGTGTATCTTGTATAGAATCTCCTGCATCTAAAGACAATTCATATATAGGAATCTTGTGGATACCAGGACCTGACATAAATCTATTTAGGTTGAATATATAATTTGAATCAAGATTGTTAATAATAATATTAGTTATAGTCAATGAGGTAGTTGTACAAGTGATTCTTGTACTACAGTCTATTGCTACGTTTCCTTGATATATTACTTCCATTAAACTCTTCCTTGAGAATTATATTTTTTCTTGTAATTCTTACTAGTTTTAAGACTAGAAGTTTGTGCTTTTGAATGTACACCAGGTCTACTAATGTTTGATGCTACACGTTTTTCTGATGTATTGGTTTGTTTTGCCATTTAATATTTATTTTTTTATAAATTCATAGTTAGACTTATACTCATTAGGAATTGCAACTAACTGTTTTACCTTCCAAACTCCATTGCAAAATTCTGAATTAGTAGGTTTTGATGATTGATAAACATTTACAATAGAGTTTGAATATTCTCTCACTTCTATAAAGTTTACAGGTCCTCCAAAATTAACATGTGATATTTTCATAATAATGGAAATTTAAGAATGCCTTTCATATATCTATATCCTAAATATATAAGTATTAAAAGTAATAACCATAACCACCATAAGTCTAAAATAAACTTACTCCAGCTGAATTGTTCTTTATAAACTATTTTTGTGTTCTCAACCTTTTGAACTTCTATCTCATTGCTAATTGAATCAACCACAATCTTAGCCACTATTTTTTCATTTACGACTATTGTGTTATTTTTTATTTTCTTCTTGCTTAAACGAGCATTCTTATACTTTGTAACCTTCCCCTCGTTGTTAACTATCTCAATTGGTTTAGTGCTATCAACAGCTTCAATTACTATCTCTTCTGTTTCAACATCAAACTTTATAGCTGTACTATCTTTAGAGATACTATCTGTTTTTACAACAGCAATAGTTTTTGCAATGCTGTCTGTTTTTTTCTCTTCTTTGTTTACATTTCGTGCACTACAAGATAAAAGAAAAATCGATAAGAATATAAATAGTGTTTTCATTTGAAATATATTTTAACTTCTTCAGCTCTTCTTTTCATAAGACCTTTGTTAGGTGAACCATTTGCATTGATCCATTTCATAAACTCTTTAGCTATAGCTGGATCTTTTGGATTTGCATTCACTTTCTTTAGTAAGTTACTATCTCCTAATCCTTCTGGTATGTTATCAGCATCAATATCACTTCCTAAGTTAAAGGCAAAAGACACTAATGCATTGAATTGATTTTGATTGATGTTAGAGGTTACTAATGTATCAACGTCTTTAGCAAACATATTAGCTGTAGTCTTTAACATCCAAAGGGCAGTTTCTTTTGTAATTGGCTTATCCTTCATAGTAACTTTTTTACCACTAGGATAGAAGGTTGATCCATACCCAATTGTAGGCACACCAGCACTGCAGAGGTAAGGGCTTAATCTTAACCCCTCAAAATTAGCAATTATTAAATAACCATCCTCGTTTAGCTTCATTACTTTGCTGCTTTTTTATGTTTGTCAAAGTCTTCTTTGAGTTTGTCATAAAGTCCTTTTAAGCTATTATACTTTTCTAAAAGTTCTCTATGCAATTTTTCCCAGTTTTGCGACTGTTCAACCTCCTTTGCGTAAGCGATTTGCATAGAATTAAATTGAATTTGCATATCGCCAGATTGCTTTCTTAGATCATCAACTTGTGTTCTGAAATATTCTTTCTCTTCTTTGAACTCAGCAATGATTGCGTCTTTATCACTCTTTAATATGTCGTTCTCTTGAGTAAGTTTAGCATTCAAACTTTCATAAAGTTCTCTCACCTTAACAGCGTAATCAACTTCTGCAGTTTCAATCTCTACATTTCCTTTTTTTAAATCTAGTGTCTTTTGCTGTTTACCACCTAAGAACCAACCTATTATACCACTAATGCTTCCTCCTCCTAATAAAGTGAACCAATTGTTATTCAACCATTCAATCATGACTTATGAGCTTGTATTTGTTATTATTATTTCGTATGAATATATCTAGCAAATATAAATTTTATATTCCATATAATAAAACAGCTATAATATATATTCTTTATAATATAGCATAAGCAAAAACTATTTTTTTTTTATCTTATGCCATAATTAGATTGAACTTTTATACCTAAGTCTTTTGCAAGTTCTGGATAGAACATTGGTAAATATCCTGCAGCTTGATTTGATAAAGGGAATGATTTCATAAGATATTTAATTACATATGTTTTCTCAGCAGTTTCATCATCTCCTGTAAGTAATGCCCAGTTTTCTTTACGGAAGTTTTCTATTAATTTAGCAAAGTTAGTTAGTAATGCAGTTGATGGAAAGAACCCTTGTGATATAAGATCTAGTCCACTTGTAGGATCATAGAAATACATAAGCTCTCCTTTGAACTTATCTGCAGCTTTCATCATGAACTTGTATTGATTTTTAACCAT